GGTGGGCTACAGTGATCGTTTCCTCGACTATTTCTTCGCCGGCGAGCGCGAGTCCGCGCAGCTGGAGCGGCTGCTCTGCCAGTTCATCCGCGAGCAGCTGCCGAGTATTCGCCGGCGTGCGGGCGAGCTGGAGCAACGCTACGGCCGGGCGGCGTGATACGCGCTTGGCGCAGGGCGCTCCTCGAACTGTAACATACGATTCGTTCCTCTTTCTCTACACGCGAGCACCATGTCGAATAATCCACGGAGTATTGCACAGGGCCGCCGCACGCGGCGCCGGGACACCATTCAGGACGTGCTCTGGCGCTGGGTGGGGGATGGCCTCTACTCGGTGCCGGAGCTGGCGGAGATCGCCGACTGCACGAAATCAACGATGTACGCCTACCTCGAGGAGCGGCGCAACTTTCCGTGGAAGCGCGTGCGGCGCATTGCGCGGCACGCCAGCCGCGAGCGGGGGCTGAACGCGCCGGCGCAGTTGCTCTTCGACGCGGCGCGCTACGAGCTGGCCCCGCGCGGGAGTGGGGAGGCGGATGGGCGCCTCGACAACGACCTGGGGCCGATGACGGAGGCGCTGGGCCTGGCGCGGATGCACCACCGCGAGGGCGACCGCGCGGGGATGGGCGAGCAAATCGAGCGCGCCGAAGCGGAACTGAACGATTTGAAGGCCGAGCGCGACCGGCTGTGACACGTCCTCTCGACCCGTAAACGAGAGGACATTCCAGAAGACATAAAATCACCCCACAACGCCGCCAGACGGCGACGCCGCCAAAACCAGAAGACATAATGAAGCGCCAGTTTACCGCATCCGAACTCGCCGTGGCCGACCTTCCGGGTCTGCCCAAAACGGCACGACGGATGCGGACAAGAGCGCAACGCGAAGGCTGGCAGACGCGCGAGGTCTCCCGCGAGGGCGGCGGCCCGCCGGCGCTGGAATTCGCGCTCGACAGCCTGCCGGCGGAGGCGCGGGCGGCGCTGGTGGAGCAGCAGCTGGCGGAGAGCGACGCGGCGTCGTCCGCTCGCGCCCTCGCGCGCGAAATAGAGGAGGCCGAGCGGCGCGCGGCGGAGGCGGACACACGGGCGGCGCAGGACAAGCTGGCCGAGTGGAACGCGCTGGGGGGACCCCAGAAGCGCCGCGCGGAGGCGCGCCTCCAGATTTTGCTGCGCTGGCAGGCGTACCGCGAGAGCGTAGGCGGGAGCGTGATGAAAGCTCGGAAAGGCTTCAAGCAGCTCTACGACGAGCGGCGGGCGGGGCTGCCGGCGGGCGTGCACGACGAGGTCGATTCGTTCTCGAAGCGGACGCTGCGGCGCTGGGGGAATCGCTACGACGAGCACGGCCCCATCGGGCTGCGCGACGGCGGGCCGCAGGGCATCGACCGCGATTACGAGACCAAGATCGACGCGGACGCGGAGCTGCGCGCGTCGGTGCTGGGGCTGATTCAGGACCGGGGCGTGCGGCGGCTTTCGGGGGCGAACGTGCACCGGGTGCTTGACGCGCAGTACGGCGACGACCCGGCGACGGACGTGCCCTCGAAAGCGAGCGTGCGGCGCTACCTGAAGGCGTTTCGCGAGGAGAACCTGGAGCTGAGCAGCTACCTCGACGGGCCGCACGTCTTCAAGAGCGAAAAGCTCGTCGCGCACGGCTCGCTCTCCGACGGCATCGAGCGGCCGAACCAGGTGTGGGAGCTGGACTCGACCATTGCGACGGTGCAGGTGCAGACGCCGGAGGGCGCGCGCCGCTACGCGCTCTTGCAGGGGGTGGACGTGTACACGCGGCGGGTGATGTTTTTGCTGGCGGAGACGTCGAACAGCGCCGCGATTGCGCTCCTCCTGCGACGGGCGATGCTGGCGTGGGGCGTGCCGGAGGAGGTGCGCCTCGACAACGGAAAGGACTACACCTCGATGGCGATTTCCTCGCTCCTCGACACGCTGGACATCGGCGTGGAGCGGTGCGACCCGTTCGCCCCCGAGCAGAAGCCGTTCGTGGAGCGCGTCTTTCGGACGCTTCAGGACTCGGAGATGATGCTGCTCCCGGGGCAGATGGGGCGTTCGGTGGCGGAGCAGAAGAAGCTGCGCGACCGCGAGGCGGCGCGCCGGCGCGAGGGGAAGGCGCCCATTCAGCTGGGGCAGGTCTCTTTCGGCCCGGGCGCGTTGCAGGCGTGGCTGGACAACTGGGCCGAGCACGGGTACGGTCGGCGCGAGCATTCGGCGCTGGGCTGCTCGCCGTTCGAGCAGGCGCGCCGGTACAGCGGCCGCGTGCGCCGGATCGACGAAGAGCGCGCGCTCGACGGCCTGCTCGAACCCGTGCCGCGCGGCGGGACGCGCACCGTCCAGAAAAAAGGCGTCCAGATCGGGACCGACGACGCGGGGCGGGCGCGCTGGTTCACAGCGCCGGCGCTGGCGGGCGAGGCGCAGGTGGGGCAGCGCGTGGAGTGCTACTGGGACGCCCGCCAAGAGGGGCGCATCTGCGTGTACGGGCGCTCGGCCAGCACGGGGGAGCGCGAGTTCATCTGCTGGGCGGAGACGGGGCAGACGGGCGAGGACCTGCGCCGCATCGCGGTGGAGTCGAAGCGCAAGCAGCAGGAGCGGCTCCGCGAGGAGGTGCGCCGTCTCAAAGAGGACGTGGGCGAGCAAGACGCGCCGTGGCTCGACGTGGCGACCGCGCAGATGGAGGAGGGGGAGCGCATCCGGCTCATGCCGAAGGCCGGCGACACGCACTCGACGCCGGGGCTGGAGGCCGCCGGCGAAGCGGCCGCCGCGCGCGAGGCGCTGGACACCGAGCGCGAGCTGCGCGCGGAGAACACGCCGGGCGAGCGCCGCCGGATTGCGGAACTGGAGGAAGCGGAGGGCGACGAGGCCGCCGGCGAGCTGGAGCGCCCGACGTACTGGTCGAGCGATCAGGAGTGCTACGACTGGGTGAGGCGCGCCTGCGCGGCGGGGCGGCGCGACCGCATCGAGGACAACGACTGGCAGATCGCCGAGCAGTTTGCTGACGACCTCGGGCTGGAGCTGCCCCCGCGCGAGTCGCCTTCGGGAGATGGCGATGAGGACGGCTCGCCCTTGCGCAAGGTGGTTTGAGTCGATCCTTCGTTTCTTCTCACGCCTCACGTAAAACTCTCTTATGGCTACCCCAAAGACGATGCAAGAGCGCATGGAAGACCTTTCGGAAACGGCTGCTGATGAAAAAACGGGCCGCGTTCCGGCGGGGCGTCTTTTGGCGGCCAAGCGTGCGCTGTCGGCGATGATGCTGGCGGCGCTGGAAACCGATGACACGGAGGTGCTGCGGTGTTACATCGGTCCGTACTGCGCGCTTGCCCAGCTGGCCATCGAGCGCGACGCCTACGCGGCGGAGGCGCCGGCCCGCGAGGAGGACGAGGGGCTCGCTGAGGACGAGGAGCCGACGGCGGCGGGGGCGCTGCTCCTGGAGCGCCTGCGCGCGTTCGAGCAGGCGTACCGGGGCGTGATGGACGCGCGGGCCAATGAGGTTTCGGTCGATTCCGACGCGCTCTACGAGGCGGTCGATGCGCTTCTCGACGCCGCTGACGAGGTAGGGTACTACCGCCGCCTCAAGGACGACGTGTGACAGGGGACGATGGGGCCTTGTGGGGGCCGAAGGTCATACCCTCCGCGGTGCATCGTGCCCCTGTGGTGCATCGTGCCCCTGCGACTGCTCTGGCATCGAGTTAACTCCATCCTTTCGCCCGCTTCCCCCCTTCCCTCCTGGGACCACTGATGACTGACGCCGTCCGCCGCTTTTCCGAGCACCTCGCGCCCATCACGATCGCCACGACCGAGACGCCGCCGGAGCTGCGCCGCTTGGCCGTGCGCCTCGTCGCCGAGATCGGGCCGCATCGCACCGCCTACCTCTTCGGCGTGGCCCGCAGCACACTGGACAACTGGTGCCGCTGTCACCGCTGACGGTGCGCCCCCTTCACGCTTCGACCCTTTCACTCTCCCTACACCACCGCCCATCGGCCATGCGCCACAAGACCGTCAAGACCTCCAACGTCGTCCGTTTCCTCTCTGCCGTGCGTGACGCGCACGGGCGCTCGCCCAACGAAGAGGGCATGATCTACCTCGCCGGCGAGCCGGGCGAGGGCAAGACGACGACGATCTCCTATTGCTGGAATAGCCTCGGCGGGGCGTACCTGCGCGCGATGCGGCACTGGACGCCGCTGTCGATGCTGCAGGCGCTCTGCCGCGAGCTGGAGCTGGAGCGGAGCGGGCGCACGGCGTATTGCTTCGAGCGCATCACCGAGGAGCTGGTCGCCCGCGAGCAGTTCACGCTCTTCGTCGATGAGGTCGATTACCTATTTTCGAGCGCCGATTTGCTCGACACGCTGCGCGACCTGTACGACGTGACGCGCACGCCGGTGGTGTTTTGCGGGGAGGACAAGAACGCCAAGCGCCTGCAGCAGAACGACCGCTTCAGCCGGTTTCGGCGTCGCTTCCTGCGGTGGGTGGAGTTCGACGGCATCACCGAGGAGGACGCGCTGAAGGTGGCCGGCGAGTTGGTGGAGGAGACGAGCGTGGCCGCGCCGCTGGCGCGGGCGGCGCACGCGGAGGCGGGTGGCAACATCGACGCGCTGGTGAGTCGGCTCGGCGAGATCGAGCGCTTCGGGCAGCGCAACGGGCTGGAGGAGGTCACGCGCCGCCAGTGGGAGGACGCGCAGCCCGAGCAGGGGCCGGGGAGCGGCGGTGCGGTTTCGCTCGGCGCGTCCCGCTCGAACGGGCACGCGGCGGCGAAGCGGGCGGCGGGCGCGTGAGGACCCCTTTCGCTCTTCCACAAAAAAAGCTGACGAGACGATGCCCAAGATCGACCCCGACACGAAGACCGACCGCGAGCGCGCCTGGGAGCACGTGAAGCAGCGCCGCACCTTCTGGGTCACCGACTTGGTGGAGGAGGTCGGCATGTCGCGCTCGAACGCGCAGCGGTTCTGCCGCGAGCTGGAAAAGCGGGGCGTGCTGGAGGGGCGCCGGGAAGCGAGGCCGAGCGGCACGACGGAGAAGCGGTACCGGCTGGCCTCCATCCCGAACTCGCGCCGCCCGTGGTTGGGCGATCCCGCGTCGCTGACGTGGCAGCAGCAGGTGTGGAACACGATGCGCATGATGCGTCGCTTCACGCTCGACGAGGTGATGCGCGGTCTGTCGGAAGACCCGGGGGCCGCCTACGACACGATCCGGCGGTGGGCGAAGGTGCTGGCGGAGGCGGGCGTGCTGCACCGGCTGGGGCGCGACGGCGACGGACGCCACATTTACTGCCTCGCTGCGCATGGGCGCCCGGAGCCGCCTACGGTGCGCGCCGGCAAGGTGCTTACTGACGACGACCTTTCTTCTGACTGACCCCTCCCCCTCTGCAAACGATGAGCGACGAACAGCAGTCCCCGACCGGAGCTCACTGGCGCGAGCTTTTGAAGCGCGCGGTCGCTGAGCGCGGCACGAGCGCCGTGGCGCGCGAGCTGGAGTACAGCCCGGCGGTGGTGTCCCAGACCCTGAAAGGCCAATACGCCGGGCGCGTGGACCGGGTGGCTACGCGGGTGATGGAGGTCTTTGGGCAGGAGGAGGTGGACTGTCCGGTGCTGGGGACCATCGCCCGCGAGCGCTGCGGCCGCATCCGGCGCTCGGATTTTCGCGCCACCAACCCGACGCGCATCCAGCTCTGGACGACCTGCCCGACGTGCCCGAACAACCCCGACGCCGGGCGTTGACGCCCCGGTTCTTTTCTTCTCACTCACTCCCGCACCTCCTGCCATGATGCCTCTTCAAGACGGACTTCTTCAAGACGGACTTCTCGTCGTTCTTTGCGCCGCAAGTTTCGCGCTCCTCGCGTTCGGGTTGTCGTCGCTCATCGAGATGCACTGGCGGAAGGGTACGAACGCGCGGCGGCCGGAGGAGCGCTCGGGGGCGGACCTCTCGGCCGAGCGGTTGATGGAGCAACCGGAGATCACGTACTGGGCCGAGCGCTACGAGCAGAGCGGTGCGTGCGCGCTGGGGGGATGCTCCTTCGAGGAGTACCTGCAGCGCCCGCATTACTACGAGAGGATCGCCGCGGCGCGCCGTGATTTGCGCCGCCGCCTGAACGCCTCGGTGCGCGCTCCGGCGCGGCGCAACTGAAAGCCGGGCGACCGACCTCATCTGCACTTCATTCGCTCACGACACCTTCTGGAGCCATGACGCAGAAAGAGCAGGTCCTCGACCACCTTCGCAGCGGCGACTCGCTGACGAGCATGGACGCGGTGCGCCTTTTCAACATCACGCGACTGGCGGCGCGCATCTACGAACTGCGGCAGGACGGGCACCCCATTCAAGACGAGACCATCGTCAAGCAGACTGCCGACGGCCGAACGCAGAATTTCAGCCGCTATTACCTTGACGCGAACGACGGGGCCGCGAGCGAACCGGCGGCCGACGAGGTGCCGGAGCAGCAGGCGTCCTTCGGCGACCTGGCCATCGGCGCACGCTTCGAACTGGACGGGCGTGAGTGGGAGAAGCACGGGGCGTTCCGCGCGATGTCTCCCAGCGGGCCGGGCGGCGGCTTTCGGGAGGTGGCGCCCGGGCAGACCGTCACGATTACCGACTGAGCCGCGTACTCGAAGGCGGTGGTCGAGGCGTCCCGCTGGGTACTTCAGCACACGCGTTGCGCCTGCTACATTCGCACCAATTGACCCTATCTGAGATGCCCAAAGAGACCGACGTTCAGGAGACTGAAAGCGAAGAGGAGCCGACGCCGGAGCAGCTGCGGTGGGCAGGCCTCCAGCTGGAGCGCCTCGAGGCCGAGCAGTGCATCGTGATGGTGTCCGGCGATGACGATCAGCCGGAAAAGGCGGCCCGGGCGCTGCGCGACGCCGCGAAGGAGAAAGGCCTCGCGCAAGTGGCCATCGTCGAGGCGCCGCGGCGCGACCGCTTTGGCGTGGAGCAGGTGAAGCTGAGTGCGGAGCTGAAAGGGGCGCGCCGGCAGCTCCTCCTGGGGCGGGCGCAGCGGCACGGGACGCGCGACAGCGCGCAGGAGGTGCTCGCGGCGGCGCTGGAGTCCATCGGGCGCGGCGACGTCGGCGTGGCGGTGGTGCCGATGGGCGTGGCGCTCGACGAGGTGAGCGAGGACGTGATGCGGGAGCACGGCTGGGTGCGCGCGAGCGAGATTACGGAAGAAGGTGAGAGCAACGCATGAAATGGTTTCAGGAATACGTGTCGGCATGGGCGGAGGAGACCTTCCCCGAGGCCACGCGGGAGAGCGTGGCGCATCACTTGGCCGAGGAGGTGACGGAGCTGCACGACGCGGCGCTCGCCGGCGAGCGCGAGGCGCTTCCGGGCGAGGCGGCCGACTGCCTACTTCTTCTTTTGCAACTGGCCGAGAAGGAGGGCTTCGACCTCCTCGACGCGGCTCGCACAAAGCACGACATCAACCGGCGGCGCGAGTGGGGCGAGCCGGACGCAAGGGGCGTCTCGCATCATCTCGGCGACGATTGCTCTTGACGGTAGAGGGGGACCCCTTTCAACCAACCCAACTGATTTTTAAACGATGAGTAAAGCCGCCTCAAAAGCTGATGACGAAGCCTTCCTGAGGGGCCTCACGCAGGAGCAGTCCGCGCGGCGCAAGCGCGACCTCGCGGCGATCCACACGGCCAAGCGGGAGCTGGGCCTCGCGGACGGGCAGTACCGCGACCTCTTGGAGGCGTGGACGGGGCGGCGCTCGGCGAAGTACATGCGCGCGAAGGAGCGTGGGGACGTCATCGAGAACTTCCGCAAGATGGGGTTCGAGAAGAAGGGCGAGCAAGGCGACGACGCGGCGCCTGAGGAGCCGGACGACGAGGGGCGCCCGCTCCCGCCGGAGGCGGCCCGGGCGGACGCGGTGGAGCAGGATCAGCACAAGAAGATCGTGCACCTGTGGCGGGCGCTCTACCAGGGCGGCCAGATCGACGACCCCACGATGAGCGCGCTGTGCAGCTTCTGCACGCGCCAGACGGGCATCCAGCACGTGCGCTGGCTGCCGCCCCGAGACGCAAACACCGTCATCGAGTCCCTCAAACAATGGATTCAGAGAAACGAGAAGACCCGGAATTAGGCGACGCGCCCGGCGCGGACCGCCTCGGCGAGGAGCGGATCGACGTGTGGGAGGCGTTCTGGTCGCAGGCCGCGCCGGCGGACCTGCCCGACGAGCTGGGCGAGATCGCGCGGGACCGTGACATGGACGTGGCCCGCTACCTGGCCGAGCGCTGGTCGGGCGCACAGCCCTACATCAAGTCGAAGTCTACGATCATCCGCGACTTCGTGCGCGAGCGCGTCGAGGAGGAGTTTACGGGCTTCAACGCCGGCGCGCTGGCGGAGCGCTACGGCATCGACCGCCAGCAAGTCTTTCGCATCCTGCGAGGTGACGCATGACCCACCCCATTCCTTGGACGCCCTACTTCGGGCACTACCACAAGATCGAGTACGACGTGCAGCTTGCCTCCGGCGAGGTGGTGCGTCGGTGCTGGCCCAATGGCAGCGATTTCCACGGCTTCGACGGGCGCGTCGTCAGCGGGGACGAGGTGGAGGCGCTGCGGCCGTGGCTGCCAGAAGCATTCCTCGCAAAGTGTTCTGCAACGGATGCTCAAGAGGTGCACTGATGAAAGACTACCGCTACGTCTACACCGGGTCGAAGCCGGCCGAGCGGCTGGCGGAGGCGGGCTTCGACGTAGAGCTGCGTAAGGGGGAGCGCTGCGCCCCCGTGCGGCGGCCCGACGGGCGCGTCGTGCGTTCTACCGACGCGGGCGTTGCCAATGCGCTCGTGGACTTCGAGTACGGGGGGCGCGAGACGGTGAGCCCGCGGCGGTTGCGGCTGTTGCGCAAGTGTCGGAAAACGTTTCTGGTGGCCTGCTCGAAGGGCAAGCGCGAGGGCACGCACATGGCGGCGGACCTCTACACCGGCGATCTCTTCCAGAAGAGCCGGGCGTACGTCGAGGAGCGGAGGACGATTTCGAGCCGTTGGTTCATCCTGAGCGCCAAGCACGGCGCGCTGCCGCCGCACGAGCGGGCCACTTCCTACGACCGGGCGCTCCGCGACTGCTCGGCGGCCGAGCGGCGGGCGTGGGCGAGCGAGCTGGCGGAGCAGCTCCTGCGCTGGACGACGCGGCGCAACTACTTCGTCGTGCTGGCCGGGCGGCTCTACCGCGAGCACCTGCGGCGGGTCGAGGTGCTCGCCCTGGCGCTCCTCCTCGCCGTCGAGCCAGCCCTGTTCTACTACTCCCGGTTCATGCGGAACGACGTCCTGGTCGCGGCCTTCGCC